TATCACCTAACGGATTATCATTGGTGCTTTCTTCTGGAATAGAAACCATGCCGCCATCAACCTCAAAGAACTGAAGGTTTGATATCATCTGACGCACAAGAGGTCTGATAGTAGTGCTAGACAAAAGACGTGCTTGCATACCAAGTCTCTGTTGTCCTAGAGCCGTAAGACGTGCAATCTCTGTAGCAGTTCGCTGTGTCTCGGCCTGAATACCTTGCGCGGTATCTGATGCGGCGGCAACTCTTTGCATAAGTTGGCCAGCCGTGTCTAAATCTGCAAAGTAGTTCCGTGTAGCGTCTGGAACCTGAAGAGGTAAGATAGCATCGCCGGGGTTTGCACCGGGTAGTGTACGAACTAGTCGTGCGGCATTCGGGTCTAGGATATCCTTTATGTTCACTCGATTTGGATCAACAACTAAACGATTTTGTACAATACTCTGTACATTCTCCACACGGGTCCGAAGGAGCCAGTCTTGATACCTTTGTAAAGGCATGAGCAAGTCATATAAAGAAGACGCAAAAGTTTTGTGTGCATCATACTGACCCTCGCCATGAATAATAGGAATGCTATCATGTGGGTAAGGTGAAACATCAAACTGAACCACCACGTTTTCATCCACCACAACGATGCGATACAAACCAAACGGTGCTGGAATATCCAGACGGCGTGGGTCCATAAAAACATAAAGAGTGTTGAGAACGTGTGCGGTTCCAAGTCCAAAGTAGTTCTTATAGTCTGTTCCGTAATTACCGTAGAGTGTGGGGTCCACGCTTTGTTCACGGATGGTGTCTTTTAGAAACTGATTAGAGGTCCAAGCAAGAGAAGGTCTCTGGTCAGCTATGCGTTCAAGGTTGTCATAATGACCCCGTCTGTACAGGGCTGTTAAGCTGGCCCATGTTCTGTAGCCTATAAAATCTGCTTCGTGTCTGTTCTGTGCGGTGACACGCGGGTCAGGAAAATAAGCCCAAGGGTCAATGTTGACAGGTACATTACCGTCCTTGCCATAAAAGTTTGCGACAGGTGCCATACCGTAACGATTGTTGTCCAAGAATATTTGGTACAACCGCTGTTCGTATCCAACACGCCTCATATTGTGATGGAGCCGCTGTTCTAAAATCCTTGCAGATTTACGGCTAGTATCTCGGCTTGTGGGTTCAATTCGGAATGGAGGTGCGCCACCAAAAATGGCTAGGTTATATGTACATATAGTATCACTGATTGACCGGGAGTATGGTGTTTTAATCTGGTCAATTATTCTACCACTAGAATAGTTTTGTCTGCTTTTTCTCTTACTATCATCAATTACTCTAGAGGGAACGAAGATATCGTGTGTGACTTCTGCATCTTTCCAATAATCATATCGCTTAGACATCCGGTCATAACTCAAATCAAAATGAGCGTGGACATAATCAATTAATTTTTTCTCTGTTTCCTTATCCAGAAACTTAGCCGCATTCTCACGTTCAACCAAAGCACTACCAACGAAATCCGCGCCAGTCGGTACTTCTGAAGATACCACCACAGCGGCTTCCCGAACATCAGCCATGCTCTCCATCGCGTCAGGTTCTGGATTAGCCAATCTATCATATTCGGCGGCAACAACTGCATCGTTAATCATATCCCTACGAATATCACTTCGCGCATTCTGTAGGGCCTCTACTGGGTCTACTTTAGGTCCTAAATCGTTGGGACCGGCTTCTTGCATACGCTGGGTAGCTACGTTATCTGAAATCGTATCTGTTGATTGTACAAGAGAATTGACCCCAGACTGGTCGCCTTTACCACGGTTATCGTGTGCCATGTCTAAACCTTTAAATTTCTACGTGGAGCAAAGTGTGTCTGGTCGCTCTTTGCCATTATAGATAGACCCTGCTTAACTTTTCCCTTGGGCTTTACTCTAGGACGAACAGGTTGTTGAATTTTTTTCATGCTCTTTTCTTCTTTTTCTTTGCCTTTTTCTTGCCCCTATTAAGAACATCAAAGTCCGCCTTAGTGATTTTATTGCGAGGCGGAGCTATCCGAGCGAGCTTCTTTTGTTTTGCAGAATAAGGCATAGCGTTCTCCAGACACAGACATAGACACGATATTACAATAAAATAAAGTATATGGCTACCCCTGTACATAGGTGGTCCATAACTTTACAACTCGCCAATGCCCCTGACGTTATTCAAGTCCACATCTGCAAATGCTTGGGCCGTCATCATCGGCATTGCGGAAGCGGCTAGAAACAAAGCAGTAACTGTATCATCATGAAAACCGCGTGGGGCTTCATATCTAATTCTTCCTGTTGGAGTGATGGTATATGTATAGGCTTCAAGTTCAGCCCACATAGTTGAAGTGTCATGGCTTGGGTCAAGGCTCTGACCGGGCAGGGGTATCTGCACACAACCCTCTTCAATAAGAAGCATCAGGTTTTGAACCATCTGGGTCTTTCTATCATTCGTAAATTTAACGGGTTCAATCACCAAACCTTTGCTGACGAGGTTCTCATATACAGGGTCACCAACACCTGTAGCATCCAGTACCACCTTGCCCCTGTACCTAGAGCAAAAATGTTCTATGCGTTGGCTTATAATCGTCCAATCAAGCTGGTTAAACCTGTCGTAACCGATAACATTGTTGGAATTGTCTAGGGCTACCAGACATGTAAAGTCTGTATGCTTCGCCAAGTCTATGCCTACGCGGCAGTTGTCTGCCTGTGGTATAAGTTCAAGACCATCACTTCTAGACCGCATCTGGTCAAGACCGCGAAACACCGCGCCACCAGTGTCCATGAACTCCGCTTCAAATTCCTGACGAAACATATCGGCTGGCAATTCATCTTTGAGCCGGTCCAATTCTTCTGGTGGTATGAAGGGGTTTGTCTTAGTGGGAAACCGGTAACTCTTCCACGGATTAGGCTTACCGTCTTCTGTCTCAGGTTGAAGTCCACGTAAAAAGAACTTATGAAAAGCATTTTTACCTTTGGGCGTTCCCATAATCCAAGCCCAACCCGCCCGGTCAAGTAACATAGCCGCCACAGGACCGGACCAAACTTCGTCTAGGTCAGATATAAACCCAGCTTCATTGAGAATAACGCCGTCATACTGTCCACCACGTAGGTTATCTGGCTGGTCCGCAGAAAAGAATGTAACCTTATCGCCGTTTATTAGGCGCACTTCCATTGGTGGGGTCTCTACAACCTTCTTTATAAGTCCACCACTTTCAGCAAAGGAACGAAACACCCGGAAACTCTCTTTGCCCTGTGGATTGTAGACAGGGTTCAGCCACGCATACATCTTACCGCCCCGGCTACTTGTATGTGTAAGGCTGTGTGAAAGTATTTTGATAGAAGCTAGGTGGTCTTTGCCCCAACGTCTGCCGCAAACCATAGTGATAAAGCGGTGAGGGTCCTCTAATACTAGCTGTTGTGTATGATGGGCCTCAAAAGTTATCTCAGTTGTCATTATGGTCCACTATATCTGGCCGATTAAAAGAAATAGTGTTTACTTTCTCCGCTTGACCCCTTCGTACACCGTCTACAGAAGAGGTAATGTTCTCTAAATCCACACTAGGTCCGGTTTGATTTATAGTTATAGCTACTTTACCGGAGCCAAACTGGTTTTGTTCGCCCGACATCGTTACCGGGGCCTGATTAGGTAAGCCCTTCTGTAGTATTAGCTTGAATAATTGTAGCTGACCGTCTGTCATGGCCACATCTTCTGGCAACATAAGCTGAACAGTACCGTTTGAGCCATAAACTCGCTCTGGATTTGCAGTCATAAACTTGACTAGCTTGTCAGCCACCTCTGGTAAGTGCTGATATATCCGGTCAATGAACTGTCTTTGGTTGCCGAGAAAGGTCGGATGCTGGAGCATCATGTCTTCTTTCTCAATCAAAGCCAATTCTTGCTCCAATTGCACCGCGTTTCGCAAGTGTTTTGGAACCGGTTTATCTATTCTTCGCGCCATATGTCTAGACCCCTGTCCACATTATAATAAAAATAAATACAATTTATAAGGCAAAATTCTTAAAAATTTTAAAGTTAAAGTTAGTCCTTTTGGAAAGTGAATTTCAAATACATTACTCTTGGTTAAACCATTAAAAATTTTTTCCGCTGCGTATTCAGGTGTTTTGAGAAATGGCATAGGAAACTCATTTTTATCTGTCAAAGGAGTTTTTATAAA